CGCCAGCATTGACAGTGTTGTTGTGGGTAGCATGAATACCACCCTTCCAGCGGTGCTTAACAGACACCTGCTCGGTAGGCCAGCAAGACCAGCATGGATGCCAAGCAGGGAAATGGTCTTTCAGGCTAAAACCTTTTACAAATTCGTATTGAGGAGCATTTGCGGCCAATCTGTTCTCAAAACGAGCATCATGATTACCCAGCGTCCATATTAATGAAATATTATGTCTTACTTTTTTAGCTGTATCTTCAATTTCGCCCATTGCTATTTCACAGGCTTTTAATTCTTCAATAACTGATGGAGTTTTACTCCAACCATGAGGAGGATAGCGGCTGATTGAAGCGCCGTCAAAAATATCGCCATTCGCGATCAGTGCCTTTGGCTGAAGTTCGCGGATCAAGAAAAGAAGACCCTTGTAAGCGGTTGTGTGGATGCCGGGCCAGAAGTGCGCATCACTGAAAACAATGACCGTACCATTTTCAATGCCCAGCATTTTTCGGGCAGGATTGTTTGGAACTTTAATCAGTGGCCCCTGCTTTGAAGTCTCAAGGGACACGCCATGCAGTTCCTCAAGTCGCTTGCGTCGGCGGTGGGTATTGCGCAAATCAACGCCAAGCTCCTCGGAAACTTTTTTTGCTGACTTAAGTCTTTGCCAAACTTCAATGAATTCTTTGTCGGTGGTGACAGCATGTGACATATAAGTCCTCAGTGAATTTGCGTAACTTAAATGGAATCAATGACAAAGAGATGAAACTTGAAGTTAATTTTACTTTTTTTGGTTTAAGGTGTTGTAAATATTACTATATGCATCAATGCAAGCGTTCAGTTGTCTGATGGCCTTGTCTCCGTCTTCGGTGATGGCGATAAGACGTTTAGCAGTCTCTGAGTCAAGTTCGGCGTCTGCTTGAACGCTATCTCTGGGGGCAGGGGAGGGATCTGTGGAGGCTGGTAGGGTGCAGGTCGTTTTGACAGGAAGCCGCAACCTGAGAGCGCCAGAGTCAAGAGCAGAATGCAACTTTTGAATATCAATCTTTGCTTTTTCATTTGAAGTCCTTAATGCGTTTGCAGTTGTGTTGACGGCGGTTGCCAAAGCTTGCTCCTTGACCCTTGCCTGTTCGTTCAATAGTTGAATTTCATCCAGTTGGTGGTTGGATTCCATCCACTGGCCGTACCAATACCCGCCACCAAATGCGGCAAATAGAAGAGTCCAGACAAGAGCAAGTTCACGCATCATTACTCTTCCCACGGACGTATGCAGTTGCCGCCATGAAGGCAACAACAATCGTTCCCATCGCCGCGCAATATGTGGTCACCAATCCGTTCAGGGCGTTAACCTTTTCCAAAGTCACCAACCCTGATGCAAGGAAGCCAATCAACGCTGGCGGTGCGATAATCGCAAACCAAGACATGACACGCTGTTGGTCAGCCATCTTGTCCATGTTCTCGATCATCATCATGCGCTCAGATCGAGCCAACTCGGTATCGGTCACCACGCCATCGTGATCAGCATCAAATGCGTTATAGGTTGAGTTTTGTTCCAGTTGCTTTGTCATCTCGCTTCTCCCTTTCAATTTGTCGTCTTAATCGTTCAAGCTTTTCGGTCTGCGCCTTGACTTCATTCTTGGCGTCCAGAATGTCCAAGTACAGCATGCCGCCCAAGGGCAGTAGCAAACCTATCAGCACACAGCAGGCCACCCACCCCATGATCTCTTCCCCTATTTCTTGATGAACAGAAACCACATCCAGATGTACAGGAGGACTACCGCTGTCCCTGCCAAGTACGCTTCTTTGAGAAGGAACCGTCTTTTTGCTTCCCTTCGTCGCCATGATTTGTACCTCTCCTTGGACTCCTTCCTCAGTCTGGCCTCTTCTTGCTCAGCCGCAATAATGGCCTTGGTCTCGAACATACGGCTGTAGAGCGCCCCCATCTCCTTGGGAGCGTTGTACACCATGCACTCTCTTATCTCAACCTCCAGCGCCGCCATTTGGTCTTGCGCCATGATCCTTTTAAGGGCCGCTTCCATCAGGTTGGCATCTGGGTCATAGACGCTCTTTGAACGCTCCTCCTCGGCCCTTATATGCGCCGCCAACTGCTCCTGAAGACGAAAGAAGGTGTTCAGTTGTTCCACGATGGACAGCATCACCTTTGTATCGTCGACAGCTACATACTTTTCCTTCTTTTTCGCCACAGGCTGGACTGCGTCTGATCTGGCTGGCTTGGTTCCGAAGAGCCGCTTCCAAAAAGACTGTACCTGTTGGGCATCTCCGACAATTTCATCAACCGTGGACTTGACGTCCATGAATGACTCTTTACATTGCCTATAAAGCTCGGCTCCCTCACGGATTGCGGTAACGCAGGCTTTGGCGGCGAAGAGGATGGTGATCGGGTCAATTTATAGCCCCAGAAGCTTGTTGACAAAGTCAGCCGCAACACCGGGGCCAAACAGCACGGCCAAAAGCAAGCCGTACAACAAATACTCAATTTTGGTCATGCGCTTGTCGCCATCACGCAAGGTTCGGTCTATGCTCTGATACCGCTCTGAGCAGACAGCCTCATGCACGGCAAGCTTTGTTTCCAGTGAGTCCATGACCAAGCTCCTTTTTCATTCTTCAGATGCCGCTTCTGGCTCTTCCTGAACTGGAATTACTTGGCCCTTGGCTTCACTTTGAATTGCTGTAATCAAGTGATAGACATCTTGGTAGGGGCGTGTGCCAAGGTAGGCAAGCACCGAATTCAAAAGTTGTGTTGTGATTGAAATTTTTTCCATAGTTCACTCCAGAGTGTTAGTTCAAAAGATTTTTTTCTTCTTTGATGAGAAGTTGTTGCGGGGATGCCGAGTCCAATTCAATCCTCGAGGGATCTACATTTCCTATGATAATTGTTGCGTCTTGCGGGATCAACCCGACCTTTTGGAGCGCCTCAAAGGCCCCGGGGTACAGCATGGCGTTCCTCAGCTTGGCAGGGCTTGGATGGCCTGTAGCCAAGATCTCAGCGTGAATCTCTCTGGCAACCCAGACCGTAAACTCGTTTGCGGCATTGGCCTCAAACATCTGCTCGTCCGTGTATCCCTTGATTCTGGTTGGCTCAGCAATCTCATACAGTTCAGCAAGAAGCTTTTCAAGGATTGCAATCTCTTGCCTGTTGAGTTCATACGCCTCTTTTTCTTTTTCCTTGACAGACTCAACCTCAACCAATTCTGCTTGCGCAAGTGTCACCAAGTATTTGGCCGCACCAACGTCCTTCAGGTGCTCGATCTCTTCAACCTTTGCTTTGTACTTCAGTTCAGATACGCGCTCAAGTGCGGCGGCACGAACACGGCCCTCAAGGAAGCCCTGAAGAATCTTGATCTTCTCCCAAGGAGTATTGCCCTCAACTTGGTATCGGTAATTGAATTCTGAGTTTAATTTTGATGGCATTGTTTTTCCTTTGTTAGGGTGTAGTAAAACTGCAAGCGGCAAGAGTAGTTCTTGCCGTCCCAACACCTGCTGTGTCAGTGGAAACCACTCCTGTATTGGATACTTTGTTGGTTATTGAAGAATTTCCAGTGCCTTCTCCATATCCAAAAACACCTTTATCACTTCCATAGCCACAAGCGGCAAGTTGAATTCTTGGTGTTCCGACACCTGTTGTGTTAGTAGCAACAACTCCTGTGTTTGAAACAAGATTAGTTATTGAAGAATAACTGGAGCCATCATACCCATACCCGAAGATACCCTTATCTCCACCATAACCACAAGCGGCAAGATACCTTCTTGCTGTTCCAACACCAGTTGTATCAGTAGCAACAACTCCAGTGTTTGAAACAAGGTTGGTTATTGCCGTCAGTGGCCCCGAGGATAACTGACCGTACCCAAAAATACCTTTATCGGTTCCATATCCACAAGCGGCAAGACCGTATCTTGCAGAACCCACTCCCGTTGTATTTGAAGAAACAACTCCAACATTTGAAACTCTATTGGTTAATGAAAAATAAAAGCCACCACCAGATCCATACCCAAATACACCCTTATCCGTACCATAACCACAGGCGGCAAGAGCGTATCTTGCTGTTCCAACTCCTGTGGTGTCGGTGGCAACTACTCCTGTATTTGAAACCAGATTGGTCATTGAAAGACTGGTAAATGAGTCATTTGCACCATACCCAAAAATTCCCTTATCTCCACCATATCCACAAGCGGCAAGCAATTGCCTTGTTGATCCAACTCCAGTTGTATCTGTAGCAACAACGCCAGTTGAAGATACTATGTTGGTCATACTCCGAGTACCGCCATTAATATCGCCATACCCAAAGATACCCCTTTGTCCTGTAGAGCCAGAGCCCCCAGAAACCTGACGAGCAAGAAAATAATTTGGTGCGCTAAACATGATTTTTTTCTTTCATGTTCCGTAACCACAAGCGGCAAGATTGTATCTTGCTGTGCCTACCCCAGTTGTGTCCGATGAAACTACACCTGTATTTGATACTTTGTTGGTCATTGAAACTCTGGTAGACCCCCCCGCACCACTTTTTCCATACCCAAAGATTCCTTTATCTCCACCGTATCCACAAGCGGCAAGAGAGTCTCTTGCTGTGCCAACTCCTGTTGTATCGGTAGCAACAACTCCTGTATTTGAAACCAGATTGGTTATTGATGTCCACGAGCCGCCGCCGGGGTA